TAACGGTGCGTTAAGGACTACTTCAGCTACAACAGGTCACGAGCTTGTTGATTTGGAGTTTGCTTCTGACGTTTCAACTCCAACTACTAATCGTCACCGTCGTTATGACGCAGGTACAACAAGTCTTGTCGCAGGTGATACTACTGCTGTTGACGCTGCGGATACGATTAACTATCGAGCGATTGTCGAGTTGAAAGCGTATGCCAAGGATAACTATATCCGAGGTATTCGCAGCGCTGGCAATGAAGAAGTGTTCCATCTGTTTGTTACTCCACAGCAAATGGCTGATCTCAAGCTAGATTCAGATTTCCTAGCGAACGTGAGAAACGCAGGTGTTCGTGGACCAAGCAACCAGTTGTTTGCAGGTTCATCTTCACTGATGGTAGATGGCGTGATGGTACATGAGTTCCGTCATGTTTTCTCAACTGAAGGCGCAACTTCTGGAACTAGCACAAACGCTGGTTCTGCGGGTTACAAGTGGGGCGCAAATGCTGACCAAGACGGTGGAAGAGCACTGTTCTGCGGAGCGCAAGCTCTAGCAATGGCCGACATTGGCAACCCAGAAGTAGTTGAAGAGACTTTTGACTATGGAAACCAATCTGGTATTTCCATAGGCAAGATTTTCGGCCTACGAAAGCCTAAGTACAACAGTGACCATAACGGTTCTACTGAAGACTTTGGTGTAATCTGCTTAGACACTGCTGTTTAAGTAAAGTAGTAACCCCCTCCCTCCCTTCCGACTCCTGGGGAGGGTGTGGGGTTTTTTAAATTTACGAGAGGACAAAGTTATGTGGACAAAACCTACATTCGAAAACGTAAGACTTGGCTTTGAAATCACTATGTATTTCAGCAATAGGTAAATCTTTATGAAAATAATCTCAGATAAAAACCTCCGCGTGGCAACAACCTGGGGAGCTGTAGTTGTTTTGGAAGCGGGAAAAGAAAGGGAACTGAGTGAAGAAATTGGACTTCTGGCATTACAACAAGGCGCAAAAGAAGTTGGCGCGAAGAGTAAAAAAGAATCAGTGAAGATTGAAGAGACTACACTGGTATCCATACGAGCAAGAAATGAAGACGGTCACTTTATTGCCGACGATCCTTCGACACCAGATGTAGATGAAGCATTTGTTGAAGTAGCAGTTGGCGATGTTACAGAAGTAGTTGTGGCTATTGAAAAACTTGTGTCGGATGGCGATCCCGCTAACTTTAAAAAGAATGGTGAACCAAAAGCAGCAGCTATTAACAGCGCGGTTGGCCGAACAGTAGCACCGGAAGAACGCACTAAAGCGTGGGATCAAGTTATTAATGGTTAGGTAAAGCAATGACGACTTCGGTTCAAAGTATAGTAGATAAAGCTCAGATAATTTTACAGGACACATCTGCTATACGATGGCCTGAGTCTGAACTTGTTAGTTGGGTAAATGATGCTCAACGGGCAATCGTTCTTATCAAACCTGATGCTAGTGCTACGAATGAGACAGTTACTTTAGCAACTGGTACTAAGCAGTCCATCCCATCGGGGGGTAATAGACTTCTTAGTGTTATTCGTAATATGAGTGCAGCCAGTGCGGGTAATGGTGGTAGAACTATCCGTATTGTTGATAAGGAAGTTCTTGATGCACAAGCACCTAGTTGGCATGACCCTGCCGCAACTGGTCTATCAAAGCATGGTACGACGGTTAAACATTATGTCTATGAAGAAAGTGATCCACGTACTTTTTATGTTTATCCAGGTGTTGCTGGTAATGCTTATTGTGAGATTGTCTACAGTGCAAACCCTGCCGCAGTTACCATAAGTGATGATATAGGTTTACCAGACATCTATTCTGTTGCAATCATGAATTACGTTGTTTACATGGCGTACATGAAAGACGCAGATTTTGCAGGGCATCAACAGCGAGCAGCTTCGCATTTTCAATTGTTCATGACTTCAGTAAGTGGTAAGTCGCAGTTAGACATACTGACTTCTCCAAATAGTGAACGCCCCGATCCGACTTTAAATCCAATGATGGGTAATTAACTATGGCAACAGTGAAATACGAAGACTTACTGCCTGACATCATTCCAATGGTTCCTGGCTGTACTGACACTCTGATTGAAAACACAATTCGCAATACCGTAATTGAGTTGTGTGAAAAAAGCGAAGTGTATCAGGCAGAACTTGATCCGGTGGATACTGTTGCTAATACCTATGAATATGATTTTGAGCCACCTACAGGAACTGTGGTACATAAGATATTGTGGGCTACTTATGACGGGAACGATCTCGAAGCAGTATCTTCTTCTTTGCTAGAAGAGCGAGAACCAAAATGGCGAGAGTCTACTTATGTTGGTACACCTACTTATTTCATCAAACAATCTTCTAGCCAGTTTTGGTTAGTGCCTATTCCATCAGTTACAAAAGTAGGCAGCACGATTGTTAGAGCAATTTTAAAACCTACGCATACAAGTACAGCATGTGAAGCTGACATTATGAATGACTATCGTGACGCGATTGTTAACGGCACGTTATTTCGTTTACTGAGAATACCAAACAAAGACTGGTCCGATCTTACTGGTGCTGAAGTTTATGCACAGCTTTGGCAAGAAGGACTTAGTTTCGCAGACAGAAAAGCAAGATTTGCAGATAGCCCAGTGGCGAGGAAAGTAAAGTATGGCGGATATTACACCACTCCGTATAGAAGAAGACGAGCAACGTGGGAAAAGTATTAATACACCTAAAGTAGCTGACATTCGTGAAGAATGGTCATGGGTTAAAACTGGTGTTGAGAAGATTTTGGAGGCTAACAAGCATCTTACCTACAGACCGGAAGATGTTTATGCCGCATGTGTCGGTGGGCAAGCTGTTCTTTGGACTACTGAAGAAGGCTTTGCAGTTACTACGACGGAGGTGGACGAGTTTACCAATGATAAGACTTTATTGATTTGGATAGCTTGGGCAAAAAGAAAAGGTGGAAAAGTCGGTATTGTACATACTGATTTTTTTACAGAGCTTGCGAAAGAACATGGGTATACCAAGTTAGAAATTAGATCGAACGTCGAGACAGTCGGAACTTATTTAACTGGTAGTGGTTGGGCTATAGATACAGTTGTTTATTCGAGGGATGTATGAGTTCAAAACCAAAGAGTAGCGATTACAAACCATCTGAGATGGAAAAGACAAGCGCAGCGGTAGCTAAAGCGCAGTACGACAATTTTAAAAAGAAATATGATCCGCTGTTGTTGAAGATGCGCGATCAGTCGTTGTCGGACGACCCAACCCGTATCGCAAGAGGTCGAGCTAATGCAGACACGATGCAAACATTAACTGCTCAACCTACGCTAAGACAGGCTACCGATGTGGGTAGCGCTGGAGCGTTGGCAGGTGGACTGACTTCACAACTAGGGCAAGCAACAGCAACAGGCAAAGCTATACAGGCTAAAGACCAGACAAATGTTTTAGGCACACGTTTAGGACAAGCGGCTGATGCACAAAGTGGTATGTCACAGCTTGCCCGGATGCAGACTTCAGAAGGACTAGCCAGAGCAGCAAACAGACAGGCGGTAGCGCAGAGTAAATACGATGCCGCAGGTCAGATTGCAGGTACAGCGATTGGGCAAGGGTTAGGTAATCTCGGAAGTACCGGACGCGATCCTTACACTAATACACCTGGGGCTGTTCAAGGTAGCTTTTTTACACCTGTAGATTCACAAGGCAGAAAGGTAAAAGGGCTACGAGACAGATTTAGATATACGCTTGGTGGGCAGTAACATGGCTAATTTATACGATAAATACGATACAGCAATTAGCAAAGCAAAAACTAGCGGGGCGTTACCTACTGTAGATGACCCTGAACAAACTTTTGCGGATATGACTCGTGATGATTACCTGCGGTACGTCAAAGACTACAGCAAGTTTGAAGATGACTTAATTGCTAAAGCATCGACTGACACATCACTTGTTGACCAAGCAAGAGAAGATGCAAAAATTGCTCAAGGGCTTACACAAGGGATTGCAAGTAGAAATGCTCAACGCTATGGCGTAGGTCTGACTCCCGCACAGCGATTAGCACAGCAACGCAACATTCAACTGGGTACTACTTTAAGCGGTATTCAAGGCGTCGCTGATGCACAGATAGCGCAAAGAGAATTAAACAAATCAACATTGGCTGATCTAATTAATATCGGACAAGGTGTAAACAGAGCTTCTCAAAGTCAGATGGGTAGTGCAGCAGGGAATCAGATTGACAGACGAATGGCTTATGACAGAGCTAAAGCACAATCCAAAATGAACACCTATAGCACACTAGGCAGTTTAGGCAGTTTAGCTCTTATAGCTACAGGCTTCTAGCAGGGAACTATTATGGCACTCGGTGATGCACTTTTAAGTACGTTTCGTACACAACAAATAGCGAATCAACAACGTCAGGCTAATCAGTTGGCGCAACAGCGACTTGATGTGAGTCAGCAGCAGCTTGGTCTTATGGAGCAGCAAGAAGCGCGACAGGCGCAACAGTTTGCCAATGAAGAAAAGGTTCGAATGAATGACGGCACATTCAACCAAATGCTTGAAAATGGCTATTTTGATATAAAAACCAACAGGTTTAATAAAGAAAAATTTAGAACTGATATACAAAACGGTGTGCCAGCAGCAGATGCGCTTGCCCTTAGAATGGCGCAAGATAAGTTAGGCATGACTACACCCGAAGGCTTTGCCCTCGATAAAGTGACCAGACTACCCAATGGGAAGTTTGCCTTTGGTGGTAGCTATACCGATGGCCGAGGCGTGTTTGGCGAAGGAGTTTTAACTAAAGACGGCACAAGTTTCCCAGATTCTGAAATAGCAACTTTTGAAAATGCTGGCGACATCGCAAATGCGGCTGAACTGTATTACAAAACAACTCTTTTACAAGACAGTACATTAGCAGCTAACTATCCTCAACTTGCGGCTGCTAGAGAGTTAGCCAATGTTGATGCTAATTTGCTGACTGTTGTTAATGCCGCAGACCAAGCAATGGCTACAGGTACTACCGAAGGCGCTGAAATAGGCCGTAATTTACTCAGCATCGCAGCAATAGATGACCCCGATGTTAATGAAAAATTAGCGGCTGATGTTACTGGCGATACTATTGATTCGGTTGTAGATGCGCCAGATGCGACGCAACCTTCCGTTAGCGTTATTGATACTCTTTCTACAAAACGTGACGACATTAATGATCCTGAACTGAATAAATTATTAAAACGCTATGAAAATCTGTCATCTTCTCAAGGCGGCGCAGGTGGCGGTAGAAGTGTTGTTGGTAATCGACGAGCTTTAGATAACGTCACAAAACAACTTGAAAGCTATCCTCAAGCTCGACTCGAAGAACTTGAATCACAACTTGAATCAGCACAAGGTGGTGATGTTCCACGCGGAGTTCCCGCAAGGTATCGCGGTGTTGTTAAAGATACACAGAACAACCAAGAACAAGTAAACGCAATTCAAGCGCAGATTCAACAACACAAATCTGATTTTGGTTTGGAAGATGCCGCTCCTATTTCGGACTCAGTTACTGATCCAGACAGTAAATCAGTCATTGTGACTACAGAAGATCAAGCTAATGCAGTTGATCTGAATGCTCCAGATGCAAAAGAACAATTAGAAATTCTTGGACAAGAGCTTTCACAGAATCAAGCTACTGTCACTGCTGTCGCACAAGGTATGCAAACTGCGGGTATTAATAACTTGAACGATGCACAGCGAGCCGATCTTAAATCCAAGAAGATGATTTACGCTTTTATCTCGGCAATGGGTGCTACCGATACACAGAAAAACGAAGCATTTAGTTCATTGATGAATCTTGGCGAGACAGGTGTTGAAAGTATGAGCGCCTATCAAGCGATGCAGTTAGCACAGAATGATTACGCTAATCAGTTGTCGGCTGAAAGAAACAGGATAAGTAGGCTACAAGCCAATAACCAGATGAGTTTAGAAGTATTTGAAAGAATGGATAACGCAGCCAACTGGATCACAGAAAATGTCCACAATAAGATTTCGGAAATTGTTGATCCAGAGGGTGAAGGTAAAGAGTTACCAAGTAACGAACTTGCTGAACGGAATTTACAGCGTTTCGACACTGATATTGTTCCGCAACTTTTGGCTAAATCAGCGGCAGCACAAACACCAGAAGAAGCGCAACAATATTTAACAGCTTTGATGCAGTTAACCACTACTTATGCACAAAACGTAGCGTTAACAGAGCGAGGCGGTTTTGTGGAAACCATCGCATCAAGTATTCCGTTCTTACGTGGGCAAGCACAACCTACTTTCTCTGATGATAATTTAGCTAACGTAGAAATTGATGCTTATGACTCGAACGGTGAGCCAATAAGTTTCAGGGTTACTGGAGTTGCGGGAGACACTAGAAGCGAAAAATTTAGCGCAGAGAGAATAAACAACTACAACCCGACTATCGGCAAGTTGTTCATCAGCATGATGAAAGCAAAGGATGCTGCTAATGCAGCGCCAAGTGAATAGGACAGCCAATGGCAGATGTTCTTGAAACTCTTATATCAAAAGCTGCACAGGCTCCGACCAATCCCAATAACGTCGCGGCTGGCATTCAAGCACTCCCTGAACCTTCGGTAGCACCCGCAACACTTGGCGAAACTTTTGTGCGCGGGGTCCAAGGCGGTGCTGCGGGCTTGGGTGCAGACGCTCGATATTTCAAAGGGTTGGCTCAGACTTTAATTGGCGATCAGGAAGGTGCTGAAACTACAATTCGTAATGCTCGTCTAGCCGAAACTCAAGCGGCTGAAATGTTTGACGGTATTGCAACCTTTGGTGAATTTCTCGAAGAACCTACTGTTGGTGGATTTTTTACACAGATTGCAAAAGGTACAGGACAGATAGTTCCTTCAGCGATCTCCTCAATCGCTAGTGGTGGCACAGGTGCTGTTGTTGGCGTACTTGGTAAATCAGCCGTAACGAAAACAGGTCGTGCTGCTGCAAAGAAGCTAGTACAAGATGGCCTGATAAAAACAATGCGCGGCACTGCAACACCTGATGAAAAAGAATTAGCAAATGGGGTTTATACTTTATTCCGTAATCGAGCAGCGAACGCAGGTTTTATAACAGGTGCTGGTGTATCTGAGTTTGTGCCTTTATCGGGACAGAATCTATCCGAAGCACTGGAAACAGGTGAAGAGCTTGATCCGGTTACAGCCTTTCGCGCAGCAGCGATAGGTGTACCCCAAGCGGCTGTCGGTGTTGGTGGCGAAATAGGTATAGCTAAACTAATAGGCAAAGTCGCTACTCAGAGAGGCAAAGCAGAATCTAGCGGTATCTTTGCAAAACTTGGCAGAGACATTGGCGGTGCTGCATTGAAGTCTGGTGCAATCGAAGGCACTACCGAAGTAATTCAAGAAGGTATGGCCGTTGCAAACCGTTTTGCTCTTGACCCTGAATATGACAGACAAGATGCAGCACTACGATTGGGTGAAGCTGCATTTGTTGGTTTCTTTGGAGGCGGAGCATTAGGCGGTGGTGCGGCTGCTCCTGCAAGCGCAGCGAATTCTGTATTTAGAGGCGCTGAAAAATTAATCGAGCAAGGCCGTGAAGCCCAAGTTGCACAGCAGACTGAAAGAGAACAGGCAGGTGTTGTTGATCTGGGTTTAACAACCCCCGAATCTACCAGGGATATTGCAGCGCAGTTTAACGCAATGGAAGACCCTAACAACAACAAACAAGCAGTTTGGGTTTCAGGCAATGAAGATACTTATAACGTAGGCGATGGCGCGAACGGTGTTACTACTGTTAGTCAGCAAGCAGATGGTTCCATAGTCGCAGACCCTGATGGTGATACATACGCAGTTTTTGTACCTGGGCGCGGTACGTTGATGTCTAAGAATGTGTCTTTAATCTCAGAAGTTTTAAACGACGGTGCATCGGATCGAGCTATTGCCAAAGCACTTGGCTATTCAGCAACTATGCCCCCTACTTCGGACCAAGTTGTGCAGGTCACAGACAGCCAAGGTAATGTTGTCCATGAAGAAGCTACTGATTCAGTAGGACTGGATCGAGCCATCGAATCAGCAAAAGGAATGGTTCCCGCAGGTGGTAAGTGGGAAGTTGTTGATCTGCAAGCTGCAATGGAACGACGCAAACAGCGGTTCGAGGCTGATAGTAGTTCTGACACCGGATTTCGAAGCAAAATCGAAGCTGGTATAGATGCGTTTAAGTCGAGGTTATCCGAATTTAATACTGCTGATGTGCTAATTGGTTTAGCGTCATTTGAACAGGCAGCTAAAGACAGATTGAGTACCCTCAAAGACCAATCTATAGATCGAATGACTGAGTTTAAAGCTGCATTTGAAACAGGTACAGAGGATTTTAAAGCAGGGTTTAAAATGGGTTGGGAATCTATTGAGGACAGTGCTCAAGAAAAGACTCCCGAATTTAAAGCTGGCTTACAAGCAGGTATAGATGCGTTAAAAGCAAAAGCAGGTAATGTAAATCGCGCTGATGTACTAACAAGTGTAGCTGAATTTGAAGAAGCTCTAAAAGAAAGATTAGGTAAGTGGCAACGTGATTTTCAAAGTGGTTGGGAATTAGGTCTGGAGTTGGCTAAAACTAATACCTCTGAAGAACTTTTTGGCGCGGCATTAAGGTCAGCTAGAAGAAAGATAGCTGATACGTGGGCTAAATCTACAGCAAAAGCGGATAATGTAGATGATGACGTTGTTGTTCGTGATATGCAAGTTGACCCGAATGCACCGATAACGACAGTTGAAACAAGAGATACAGAAGATGTCAGCGATTTCACTGACACCGAGTTTGATGCTGAAGAGATATTAAGCAAGCGTTACCAACCAAGAAACCCCAAAGCCCCAGTCGAAGAAACTGCTGCTGCTCGTGAAGCCTACGAGCAAGCCTTTAATGAAAGCACAGAAGACATTCCATCTGCACCGAACAGCATTTTAACCAGAGCAGTCGATTTCAAGAACAAGTATCCCGACGCAGTTGTCTCAATATCAGAAAATGCAGACGGCACATGGTCATTGAATGTTACAACTACCCCCGATACTCAAAGGTACGGCAAGAATGGTTTGCCCTTGGGTATGTACGTTGATAGTGAGATTACACAAGCTAAAAAAAGTAAATTTAAAAACGCAGAACTCGTTTC